TGCACCTCCGAAGCCACAGCCAATGCGGCCTCAGTTTGGTAGACCAAGCTTCTCTCGTCCTATACCTCCTATGCACGAAGAGGATGGAAACGATTTCATTCCACCAATGCCAGAGGAATTGCGCAGAGCAATGGAAGAGAGATATGGCAGACCTGTACATCGTCCTGAGCAGCCTCGTGACGAATACGGACGCTTCGCTCCTAAACATCCTCAGATGCATAAGGAAGAAGCTCCTAGACGTGAGGTTTCTCCTTTCGAGTCCAAGTCAACTGATGAACTTGTAAAGATTATCAGAGAGAGACTTTGGGATTCTGAAATTAACCTTAATCGTGCTTCTAAGGCAGAGCTTGTAGCCTTCCTTGACGAAAAAAACAAGCGCATGACTGAGTACAAGCGCATGAAAGCTCTTGAGGAAGACCCAAAGGTTAACGAGTTTAAGAGCAAGATGAAGAACACTCTCCACAACAATCCGCATCTGCGTGAGTGGGCTAAGAAGTTCTTGGGCGAATTGGTTGACGCTGAGTAAGTTTTCAGATTTTTTCATAATACTTGATTTTTAGGTGGGGTGGAATTAAAAATTCCTCTCCACTTTTTTGGTTTTTTAACATTTTTTGTATATATTTGCATAAAATGTTAAAAATGGCAAGGAAAAAGAAAACAGTAGAAAAAATAGAATATCCTTGGAGTAAGTACCAATTAGACATCTTCGATTATATCGAGCATGGACAAGGACATCTTGTGGTTGAAGCTGCTGCTGGAAGTGGAAAAACATCAACACTTGTGAAAAGCCTTGAGTTAATTCCAGAAACCAAAAAAGTTTTACTAACAGCATTCAACACAGACATCGTAAAAGAATTAGAAAAGAAAACCAAGGACTTGAAAAATGTTGACACAAAGACACTGCATGGATTAGGATTAGCATTCTTGAAGAAAAACTTTCCAGAGAAGAAGCTCGTACTAACCCCATTCAAATATGATTCTTACCTACAAGAGAATATCAGTGATTTATCATCAATCAACACTTATAGATTGGGTGGAAAATATTTTAAGTATCTAGATAACATCAAGAAATACATAAATTACGGAAGGTTCTATTTATGTGAGACTGTTAAAGACCTTGATTTTATCCAAGATAGATATGACATAGAAACTATTGCAGACGAAAAGGAGATTGCACTTGAAGCATTGAGGTGGGGTAAAGAGGAACTAGACTATATCGACTACGGAGATATGATTTGGATGCCCCATGTGCTTTATTTAAAGCCACTAGGACTGCTTTACGACTTTATCATGGTAGATGAATGCCAAGACATGAATAAAGCGGAGAGAGAGCTTATTTTGAAGTGTTTTAAAATGGGTACGAGGTTAGTTAGCGTTGGTGACTCACAACAGATGCTATATTCATTTGCTGGTGGAGACCCACAATCATTCAATGCCCTCAAGTCAATACCAAATACAGTTTGCTTACCTCTTAGTATTTCATATCGCTGTGCCTCTAAAATTGTGGATTTTGCAAAGAGAATTGTTCCATCAATTGAGCCAAACAATGATGGTAGAGTGGGAGAAATTCTGCATGACGTGCCACTAGACGTTGTTTGTGACGGAGATATGGTACTTTGCCGAAACAATGCTCCACTAGTTCAAGCGTATAACACTTTCTTGAAATTGGGTAAAAAAGCATTTATTAGGGGAAAAGATATAGGCGCAAACTTGAAAACATTGGTAAGAAGTACTAGACAAGATAAGCTTAATGCTGATTTAAAGGATGATGGTGTATTTGTAAGACTATATGACGATTTATTTGTCTCTAGGAATAAACTGATGGATAAATTCGGAATAGACGAAGAGACAGCAATTAAAAGCCAACAGATACAAAGCAAACTTGATAGTATAAAGGCATTAGAAATTCTCTCTGAGGGATTAAATACAGCAGAAGAGGTTATGGCTAAGATAGATGAGATTTTCCCAGCTAGAGATAAAAAAGATGGTATTGCACTATCTACAATACATAAGGCAAAGGGTCTTGAGGCAAATAATGTATATATTGTGTGTAACTCACTGATGCCTAGCAAATCTGCCAAGAAAGACTGGGAAATCAAACAAGAATATAACCTCATGTACGTTGCCTATACTAGAGCAAAAAACACACTTGGATTTATTGACGAAAAAGAATTTGAGCAATTCGATTTCTCAAACAGCAATAATATAAAGATTCTGAAGAGAATTGAAACTCAAGTAAATCAAGTACTTAATAAGTCAACGAAGATTGTACTCAATGAAACCAACGTAAAAACAATAATTAAAAACGCACAAAAAATAGATAAAAATATACTTACTAGTTCTACAGTAAACATGAATTCAATGGGTAAGAGAAAAATAAACGCTTTCTCTGACCTACTTAAAAATAAAAAAACCAAAAAAGTTAAATTATGAACACGAATAAAGTTAAGAAAATAATCAAGTTATCAACCACATGGTGCGGTCCATGTAGAGCATTCGGAAGCACATTTCACAGAGTAAGTGAAATGGAAGAATATAAGGACATCGAGTTTAAGGAAATTGATATTGAGAATGACGAAGACGGAGAGGTACTAGCTGAAAAATATCAAGTTAGGTCAGTTCCTACAACAGTATTGGTAGACGAAGACGGTGAGCCTATATACAAGGTAATGGGAAATATCCCTGAAAAGGATTTCATTACCATAATTAATGAGTCTCTAAAGGATAGGTAATATGGTTATCGGATTTGCTGGACGAATGCGAAGTGGTAAAACTGAATTGGCTAAGATTTGCGAAGCGAATGGCTATCAGAAACTTTATTTTGCATTACCACTAAAGCAACTTTGCGCAGACATATTGGATATATCAATTGACGAACTCAATAGAGCGAAGAATGAAGGTATTCCAATCCAGATAACAATTGGAGAAGATGCCTGTCAAATACTATCTGAAGAAACTGATATACCATTAGAAACCACTAAAGAACTCTGTAACGGTAAATATATAGAAACCGTTAGAGATATGCTGCAATTCATTGGTACTGACTACATTAGGAAGTATAACAAGGATTGGCATGTCAACAAAATTAGAGAAATGATAGATGAAAATACTAATTATGTAATTGATGATGTAAGATTTCCTAATGAGAAGAAAATGATTGAAAGCCTAGGAGGTGATTGCTGGTTTGTTACTCGCACAACACTAGAAAACGTATCAAATCACGAATCCGAAACATCAATAACATGGAAAGACTGCTTCAATAAAGTTATAATCAATGACTCTACGTTGCATGAAATGTTATTTAAGTGGGAGATATTCATGGATAATTACACTCGCTCTTGCGCCATTAGGGATGAAGAGTTTAACAGAATATTGGAAAATGGTTCTGCGGATGACATAGCATCACTTTCAGTACTCAGTATGCTCATGCTCTCCAAGGCACTATTCTCATACGTACCGAAAGTCATTGATGAAAACAACATTGAAAATATTAGTATGAATGAAGATAAAAGTGTTTTTATTAAGTATAAGGATGGAACTATCGAAATGATAGATAACCCCTTAAACATTGAAGATTTAAAAATACTTTTATAAAAAATGCGACTTTTTTATCCATAATAATATTTATGGTAAAACAATATTATTATGGATAAAAAAAGAAGAGACAATATTTACATTTACCTTTGGGAAGAACTAAACACTATTTATATCGGTAGAACAGTAAACCCAAAAAGTAGACATTACCAGCATAGACATGTTCCAACAGAAAAAACGTATCAATTCAGTAGTGAACATGGCGTAGAACACCCTAAAATGGTTATAATTGAAAATAATTTAACCATTGAAGAAGGTGTTGAGCGTGAAAAGTACTGGATTAATGAGTATAGAGAAAAAAGCCCTTTTAACGTTCTTAATAAACTTAAAGGTGGACAAGTTGGGAAATTATCACAATTAACAGAAGAAGAGCGTGAAAACCGTAGAAAATTGTGGTATAGCTTACACAAAGATGATATGCTTAGATGGGCTAGAGAATATTATAACAGAAACAAAGAAAAATGCAATGAAAAAAATAGAAAATACAAAAAAGAACACAAAGAAAAAATAAAAGAATATAGAAAAAATTGGTATGAAGAACATAAAGATAAAGAAAAAAATTACCAAAAAAAATATTATAATGAGCACAAAGAAGAGTTAAAAGAGACACTAAAACAATATCATAAAAATTATTACGAAAATAACAAAAATAAAATATTAGAAAGTAGTAAAACATACCGTGAAAATAATAAAGAAAAAATAAGACAACGTGATAGAGAACGTTATCAAAAACGTAAAGAAGAAAGAAAAGAATATATGAAAAAATATCTAATTACTAACAAAGAACGATTAAAAGAATATAAGAAAAATTGGTATAAAAATCATAAAAATGTAAAATAAATATGTCAGTTAAAGTAGATGTAAAATATAAGGATGGCTCAAAGATTTTCTTTACTAGCGACACACATTTTGGACACAGCAACATAATTAAATTCTGTAATAGACCATTTAAGGATGCTGAAGAAATGGATAGGGTTCTCATAGAAAATTGGAATAATAAGGTTCCAGAAGATGGATTGGTATTCCACTTAGGAGATTTCGGATGGGGAGGCTATCAAGAGTACAAGAAAATCAGAGAGAGATTGAATGGAAACATAATTTTGATTAAAGGAAATCATGATTTTAGGAACGGATGCCAGTCAGAAGCACAGTATAATGAGCTTTTCGAGTTTTCTACACAACAATTACTAATCGAAATTGAAGGTAGGAAAGTTTACTTGAATCACGTTCCGTTCCTATGCTATGGTGGAACATACCGTGACCCAAAAGGTCTTGTGTATCAGCTTTTTGGGCACGTACACTCTGGACGAAACGGCAAGGGAGAGGATATTGAAAGACTCAAATACCTATTCCCAACACAGTACGATGTCGGAGTAGACAATAACGACTACACACCAATATCTTGGTATGAAGCCGAAGAGAAAATAGGAAAACAACTGTTAAAAAGTAAATTTAAAAAGTAAAGTAAAATGGCAAGGGTTAATGCAAACTTCATTGATTATGATAGCCACTACTATAGGATGATTGGTGAATGGGATATTACACCTGAAGAAGCATTTAAAAGGTTTTATAATTTTTTGAGAGACTTCAAGTTCATCGGTACATTCCATTACTACATGAACAAGGAGTTTGGCAGTTACTCCCAGCTTTACAAGCAGTATTTCATTGAAAGGGTAAATAATTATCAAGGTCACTGTGATATGGTCAATGCAAACCGCAATAGACTATACAAAAAAGGCGCAACATTATACCCTTGGTATGCTGACCTAGTTCTATTGTTCCCATTCGCATATAATAATGAGGATGCCTACGATAGATATGGTAGAATATCATACGGAAAACTTCACTACATTACAGAACTTTGGAGAATGTATTGCAGTGAACAAAAAATAACTCACTCTACAATTCAGATTAAGGAGAAAAAAGATGAAACAATGGCTGATAATCCCAGATGTTCATGGGAGAACATTTTGGAAGGATGCGGTTTCACAGTATGAAGACAAAGTTGAAAAAATAATCTTTCTTGGTGATTACCTAGACCCATACGAAGATGAAGGAATCACTAGGAAAGGTGCAATTAGAAATTTCGAGGAAATTATAGATTATAAGATTAACAATAAGGACAAAGTTGTACTTCTACTAGGAAACCATGACCTACACTACTGGTCAAAAGAATTCCACACACGCTCAAGATATGATTCAAGCAATGCTTATCATATCATAGCAGACTTTAAAACCCATAGAAGCTTGTTTGAACTTGCACATGAGGAAACTATTGGAGACAAGAAATATTTATTTTCACATGCAGGTCTTATGAACTCATGGGTTGAAAGAAATAAAAAGGTTATTGATGAAATAACACCAGATAGCTTAACAAGACTGTTATATTCTGCCGATGGCATTAGGTCATTAACAGATGTATCTAACTATAGAAGCTGGTTTGGTGAAGATAGTGGAAGCATTGTGTGGTCAGATGTAAGAGAAAAAATAGACCTAGATGATTCATTAGAGTTCAACATAATACCAAATGCTGATTCAATTGTTGAAGGATATGACTACCAAATATTCGGACACACACAGCAAAATAAAGACCCCATGATTACAGATAAATGGGCTTGCCTAGATTGTAGGAAAGCATTCATTCTTGACGAAAATGGTGTACTTACACAAGTGACAGACGAAAAAACTGAATGATTATGTTAGGTATTGATGATGGCAAACCAATCATTATTGAAGGTGAATATGCACTTGCAATGATGGAAGAACTTAGAGACGCATACGGACTCAACGAGGAACAAGAGAAATACTTCCAAAAATTGAGAGAAGATGTAAGAAATAGAATTAAACGTAATTTAACCTTTATAAAAATTAGTAAGGATGAAAATGTCAAAACCAACCAAGAGCACGGAACAGTACAAGATACTGAGGATGCTCAGTCGCAATGAACAATTTGAACGCAATGGTGGCGGTCAATTTGTTTCTATGAATCGTGCCTATAAAGACAAGAGTAAGTACAATAGAAATGATAAAAAGAAAGAGTTGAGAAATAATCTCAACTCTTATTTTTTTATTTATGATTCCACTTCTTAGCATT